TCCGGCACCTCCGACCGGATGGCGTCGACGAGCGCGACGGCACGAACGCCACGGCCACGGTCGTCCGGATCGGCAAGAAATCCGCCGGCCGGCTCCTCGACGGGCGCCAGCACGACGAATTCCCGAGGGCCGCCGCATGACCAGCAAGCGGGATCCGCTACCGGCTTCGGCGGCGTTGCTGCCGGCGCCCCGGGAGGGCGAGCGAACCGAGCCCCTCGCGTTCGTCATCGAGTCGTTCTCGGTCTACGTCGAGGGCAAGGACGGCGAAACCTCGTGGGCCGCCGAGGTGAAGTGGGACGAGGACGACGGCTGTTTCGTTCTCGAGGACGTGCACAACTACACCCTGGCGCCGTGCGACCTCCTCGAGCTCGCGCGGTTCCTCCGTGTCGTGCCCCGCGAGCTGGCAACGTCACGGCCGGCGGTAGGGGCTCGAGCCCGCACCGCCGCCGACGGTGGAAGCTCCAAGTGATCCCGCCGGACTTTTCGACCGCGTGCCCCGACTGGGAGCGCCGCATCGTCACGGGCGAGCCGCTCATCCCGTTCGGCCCGCTGTTCGCGGGCGAGGCCGCGGCCGCGCTCGACGTGTTCAAGTCCTTGCGTATGGTCGACGTCGTCGGCAAGCCGACCCTCGGCGAAATCTGCCGGCCGTGGATCCTCGACTTTGTCGACGCGCTGTTCGGTTCCTACGATCCGGACGCGGGCCGCCGGCAAATCATGGAAGCCTTGCTGCTCGTCGCGAAGAAAAACAGCAAGTCGTCGACGGCCGCGGGGATCATGCTCACGGCGCTGATCCGCAACTGGCGCGACTCGGCCGAGTTCCTCGTGCTCGCGCCTACCGTCGAGATTGCCAACAACTCGTTCAACCCGGCCCGCGATATGGTCCGCGAGGACGAGGAGTTGCAGCAGCTGTTCCTCGTGCAGGAGCACGTCCGCACGATCACGCACCGCACGAACCAGTCCACGCTCAAGGTCGTCGCGGCCGACGCCGAGACCGTCGGCGGCAAGAAAGCGACGGGGATTCTGATCGACGAGGCCTGGCTGTTCGGCAAGCAAGCGAACGCCGAGAACATGCTGCGCGAGGCCACGGGCGGGCTCGCGTCGCGGCCCGAGGGTTTCGTCGTGTGGCTCTCGACCCAGTCGGACGACCCGCCGGCGGGAGTGTTCAAACAGAAGCTCGAGTACGCGCGCGGCGTGCGCGACGGCCGCATCAAGGACCCGCGGTTCCTGCCGTTGCTGTACGAATACCCCGCCGGCATGCTCCAGGCGAAAGCGCACCTCGACCCCGCGAACTGGCGCATCGCCAACCCGAACCTTGGCGCGTCGGTGTCGGAGGAGTACCTCGCGCGCGAGTACGCCAAGGCGCAGAACGACGGCGAGGAATCGATGCGCGGATTCCTGGCCAAGCACCTCAACGTCGAGATTGGGCTGGCGCTGCAAAGCAACCGCTGGAGCGGCGCCGATTTCTGGGAGCGCAACGGCGACGCCACGCTCACGCTCGAGGAACTCGTGCGGCGCTCGGAGGTCCTCACCGTCGGCATTGACGGTGGAGGCCTCGACGACTTGCTCGCCGTCGGCGTGATCGGCCGCGAAATCGACACCGGCAACTGGCTTCACTGGGGCCACGCATGGTGCCACCCGATTGTTCTCGAGCGCCGCAAGTCCGAGGCGTCGCGCCTCGAGGACTTCGCGAAGCAGGGCGACCTCACCATCGTGCGCGAGCTCGGCGACGACCTCCTCGCGGTGAACGAGATCGTCCAGCAATGCGAGGCCTCGGAGTTGCTCGAGAACATCGGCGTGGACGCCGCGGGCATTAGCGACATCGTCGAGGCGATCTGCGCGCCCGCGAACAAGCGCACCATCGTCGCCGACAAGCGGATCATCGGCGTCCCGCAGGGCTGGCGGCTCCAGTCGGCGGTGAAAACCGTCGAACGTCGGCTGGCCGAGCGGTCGTTCGCGCACGGCGGCCGGCCGCTCATGGCGTGGAGTGTCGGCAACGCGCGCGTGGAGCTCCGCGGCAACGCGGTCACGATCACGAAGCAAGCCAGCGGCACCGCGAAAATTGACCCGCTGATGGCGCTGTTCGACGCGGCGTTCCTCATGGCGCTGAATCCCGAGGCCCGCCGCAAGCGGTACCGAATTCTCGCCGGTCGGCGGCCGGGCAGTGTTGCTCGGCGCCGGTAGTCGTGCGAACGTCCGCGCCGTGACGCGGTGCTTCCTGATCCCCCCGGCCGAGTACGCGGAGCGCAACGACGCGCGGCTCGCGGCGCTTCACGCGCTGCAGGCCAAGCTCGAGCCGCTCCCGTGGGAGGAACAGTGCAAACTCCCCGAGGTCGCCGCGCTGTTCCACGCGCAGTATTTCGGGGCCGGCGCCATGTGGTTCTGCCCGTGGTACTACGATCCGGCCGCCCCCGATCCGGAGGAGCGCCGCGGCAAGCCCGGGATCCTGTCGGTTTACTACTGGCGCGACTGGGCCGACACGCGGCCGCCGCTCATGGTCGTGACGCCCGCGTTGCGCGAATGGTGCGTCGACCAAAAGGCGTCGAACGGTGAGGGCTGGACCGTGACCGGCCACGCTCCGCGCATCACGTGCTCGCCGTCAATCGACGTGCCGGGCTACCACGGCTACCTCCGCGACGGGGAGTTTTCGCCGCCGCTGTAACGGTGCGCGCGGCGCATGGGGATTGACGCTCGCCTCAAACCGCGTGCAGTATCGCGCCCCGTGAACGCCGAGACGCTCGCCGCCACGATCCACCGCGCCTACTCCGTCCTGACGGTGAAGGCCGCGAACGACGACGAGCGAATCATCGAGGGCGTAGCCACGACGCCGAGCCCCGATAGCTACGACGACATCGTCGAACCGAAGGGCGCCGAGTTCTCGCTGCCGCTGCCGCTACTCTGGCAGCACAACTCGCGCGAACCGGTCGGCCACGTGACGAAGGCCAAGGTGACGAACTCCGGGATTGAGGTCGTCGCCAAGTTCACGAAGATCGAGGAGCCCGGCAAGCTCCGGGACCGCCTCGAGGAGGCGTGGCAGTCGGTGAAGTCCGGCCTCGTGCGCGGGCTCTCGATTGGGTTCCGCGCGAAGGAATGGACGTTTTTGGAAGCAACGGGCGGCATCCACTTTTTGAAGTGGTCATGGCTCGAGCTTTCCCCGGTCACGATCGCCGCGAACGCTGACGCGTCGATCACGGAAATTCGGTCAATCGACCGCGAGCGGCGCGCCGCGTCAGGCGCAAAACTCCGCGGTGGAGCGATCCGGCTGCTACAGCCGAAAACCCACGTCGGGATCATTCACCGCGCCTCGACTGGCGCTGTAAAACTCACCCGATAGGGGGTTCGTTCCATGCGTACTCTGGCCGAGCAAATTGCCGCTCTGACGACGACCCGTGCCGCCAAGCTCAAGGCGATGCAGGCGCTAACCACGAAAGCCGACGACGAGGGCCGCACGCTCGAGGATAGCGAGCAGACGACCATCGACGAGCACTCCGACGAAATCGACCGCATCGACGCGGACCTCGTCCGCCTCGAGCGCATGCAGAAGCAACTGGCCGGCGCGAAGCCCGTCCAGCGTTCCGCCGCTCCGCGCGCACCGCGCGCCGACGACGCGAGCCGCGCGCGCGATCCCCACGTGGAGATCGTGACGCCGAAGCGCGAGAAGGGCATCGCCTTCGCGCGGTACGTGAAGTGCATCGGCCTGGCTGCCATTGCCGCGAAGCAAGGCGAGCCGGTCGGCGCGCACGTGATCGCCAAGTCGCTGTACCAGGACCGCGACCCCGAGGTCGTGGCCATGCTCGAGGCCCGCTCGCAGCGCATGCAATTCGTGCGCGCGCCGGTACTGGCCGGCACGGGCGCCACGGGCAACTGGGCCGAGGGCCTCGTCGGTGAGGAGACCGGGCTGTTTGCGGACTTTGTCGAGTTCCTCCGCCCGCAAACGATCCTCGGCCGATTCGGCACGGACGGTATCCCGTCGCTGCGCCGCGTCCCGTTCCGCGTCCCGCTGATCGGTCAAACCGGCGGCGGCCGCGGCTACTGGGTCGGCAACGGTGCCGGTAAGCCCGTCACGTCGTTCGACTTCGAGCGCGACACCATCGAGCCGCGCAAGGTCGCGAACATCGTGGTCGCGACCATGGAGTTGATCCGCGACTCGAGCCCGTCGGCCGATCCGATCCTTCGCGACTCGCTGGCAGCCGCGCTGCGCGAGCGCATGGATACGGACTTCATCAACCCGGCGCAGTCGGACGGCTCGCCGGAAGCCGGCGGCCCCGCGTCGATCACGAACGGCGTCGCCACGCCGAACTCGTCGGGCAACACGGCCGACGACGTGCGGGCGGACGTCAAGACGATCATGGCGGCGTTCGTCGCGGCGAATAACCCGCCGACGTCGGGCGTGTGGATCATGCCGACGACCGTGGCTCTGTCGCTGTCGCTCATGGTGAACGCGCTCGGCAATGCCGAGTTCCCGGGCATCACGATGCGCGGCGGCACGTTCTTCGGTCTGCCCGTGATCACGTCCGAGTACGTGCCGACGCTCTCGGCCGGCGCGTACGTGTTCCTCGTGAACGCGTCCGATATCTACTTCGCGGACGAGGGCGAAATCGCCATCGACATGAGCCAGGAGGCGTCGCTGCAAATGGACACCGCCCCGACGCAGTCCTCGGCCACGCCGACGGCGACCTCGGTCGTTT